CAACACCTAAACCTGTGTTGTAGTTAGCAGCATTAATCGTGCCTGTGTCTGTATCCCCAATCATTATGGAGGATGTACCAAATGTTTTAAATGCAGGTATATCTACATCTAAAACTGAACTTGTTACTTTTGTTATTGCCATGTTTGTTTATCTCCTGCCTGAAGGTATAAAGTCTACGTAAAGACCATTAATTTTATAAGGTGCTTTAGTATCATCACTTATAAATGTAAAATTGTTACTGTGTCCACTACCATAAAGTGGGATTCTTGTTAAAGGATTTTCAGCTCCTCCAAATACGTTGGTAGCAAATAGTGCTTCACCAAATAACGATGGAGGATTTATAACACCTAAATCAAATAGTTCTGGTGGCTGTGGTATATCTGTACTACCAAAGTCAAATCTAACTTGGACATCTGGTTCTACAACACCTTCAGCACTTGAAGAAACTTTGAGGTAGTGTAAAGTTTTTAAAGTTCCTAAATCACCATAGTCATAATCGGGTGTAGCATATCTTGCTAAAATGGAAGTACCATCAAAGTCATTACCTGAATCGTGATTATACATGTAACCTGTAGTAGAACCATGATAATACTTTTCAATACCATTTTGATTAAATCCAGAGCCAACCGCTGTAACTTCTATTCCTCTTGTTTCTGACCATTGAAAGCCATCTGGTCTTAATGTTCCTATAATACCACGTTGTTGACTTTCTTCTAAAGTGGTATCTGTATAAAATAATCTGTACTGTGACTTTTCTCTTAATACAATACTTGAAATTGTATAATTGTTAATATTTTCTGCAAGGTCTGTAATGAGTGGTTGTATCTGTTTAGATACAGTTCCTAACTCAACGTCTCCAATTCTTGCAGTACCAGCAACTGTTCTTAGTCCGTCTGGTGCCAAGAAGATAAGGTCACCACCTATCTCTTGAATACTGTAGCCACTTAAACACCCTACGTTTTCTGCGACAGGTACAATGGCAACAGTTTGTGAATCGTTAATATTTATAAGCTTGTGAATACTATTTTCACAAAATACAAATAAGTCTTCACGGAATCCTCTGACTCCTACAACTTTATCTGAAATAGTAACTGAACCTGCTCCAGTTCCACCGAAGTCTGATGCATCGTTATACACACTATAGTAGACTGTATTCTCGTTGTCTTCTACACCAGCAGCTATTAAGTGATGGTCATGGGCTGTAATATGAGTTACGTGCTTAGTGCTTGTCACAGTAACTTCTTTAGTATGATAAGTTCTAGTACTTAAAGCTCCAGAACCCTCCATTCTAAAGATAAATGGTTGATTAGCTCCATCAGCTATAACCATTTCTCCGTAATCTTCTCCAGCTTTTGTAAACAACGCAAAGCTTATTTGTCCTTGTGAAGTTCTAGCTGTAGCACTTCTACCTGTAAAGGTACTGTAGTTATCACCACTACTATGCGATAGTTTATTTATTTGTAACCAGCTTGTTCCGTCTAAGCTAAAATAAATATCATCACTAATACAAGCAATCACTCCATCAGCGTAAGGTATTACACCTAATATTGTTCCAGCACTTCCTCCGGGAATTGCAGAACTACCAGCACCAAACTTACTAAAACCATTAATACGTCTATACCCACCTTCGATAGAAACTTCAAAGTTACGAAGTTCTCTAGCTGCTCCCGGTGTTTTAAGTAAGTCTATAGAGTTTGCAGACTTTATTAAGCCACCTGTACAGGCTACTGTATAAGGTTGTGATGCTGCCATAAATTAAAAGTATCTTCTATCGTCTGTCATTGCACGAGGAGT